CAGAAAAGAATTTACTTACACAAATATTTAGATTGTTTACTCAATCAGATGTAGATGTAGCTTCAGGATATATAGATAAATACATGCCTATATTTAAAAAGCCAGAAGCTAGAATGATGATGTCATCTTTTGCTAATATGGAATCAATACATCAACACGCCTACAGCTTACTACTTGATACAGTAGGTATGCCTGAAATAGAATACAAAGCATTTGCTGACTATGAAGAGATGGCAGACAAGCATGACTATGTTGGTAACTTTAAACCTAGTAAAGCTAAAAAAGAAACAATAGCAAAAACTCTTGCTGTTTATTCTGCTTTTACAGAAGGACTACAGTTATTTAGTAGCTTTGCAATCCTGTTAAACTTTCCTAGATTTGGTAAGATGAAAGGTATGGGTCAGATAGTTACATATTCTATTCGTGATGAATCTATGCATGTAGAAGCTATGACTAAACTTTTCAGAGAGTTCATTCAAGAAAACTTAGACATATGGACAGATGATTTTAAGAAAGAACTATATGAAATTTGTAGGCAAATGGTTACACTTGAAGATAAATTTTTAGACCTTGTATTTGAGATGGGAGATTTACAAGGATTAACTAAAAAAGATATGTATGCTTATAATAGATATATAGCAGATAGAAGACTATTACAACTTGGTCTTAAAACTAATTACGACCAAAGAGAAAATCCTCTTGGTTGGATTGATGAAGTCATGGGTGTTGAACATCAAAACTTTTTTGAGGGTAGAGCAACAACATACATGAAAGCAGGGTTAAGAGGAAGACAAGACAATATAACATTCGCAGGATTTGAATAATGAAAAGAGAAGAAGCTGTTTTAATAAGCTATAAACTTTTATATAACAGGTCAGGTAAATTAATTACTGAAAGAACATCTACAGATATAAAAAAATTAAAACCTTATCTTACGAAACAAGAATATGCTACACTACAAACTGTAATCAGAGAAGGAACAATAAAATTAGATAACATTCATAATTACATAGAAGCTAATTTAAATGCAAGAATAATGATAGATTAAAAAATTTACACATTATACTTGACAAATAGTGTTTAAACACTATAATATAAATAAGGGTGTGCGAAAGGTCGGCACTCATAAACTTGCTTTATAAAAGGAGTTAATATGACAAATATAAAAGCATTTGGGCAGTTCAGCCCGTTCTCTGTTGGTTTTGATGAAATGTTTAATACATTGCAAAGAGCATCGACACCAGCATCAAACTATCCACCTTATAATATTATTAAAAAAGGTGAAGCATACTTTATTGAAATGGCAGTAGCAGGACATAAACAGTCTGATATTGAAATTGAAATAGAAGATAATACTTTAAGAGTCTCTGCAACTTATGGAGATAGAGATGATGATATAGAATTTGTTCACAAAGGAATTTCTGAACGAGGATTTTATAAATCATTTGCTCTTGCAGAGTATGTTGAAGTTAAAAAAGCTAAGATGTCTGATGGTATTCTAGTAATTGAACTAGAAAAAAACATACCAGAAGAGCAAAAACCTAAAAAAATTAAAATTTCTAGGTAAAAATAGCTAAATCCTCTCAGAGGCACGGAGAAGCCCGTGGTTGAATAATAGGTCTTTTTGAAGCAAAGGTATTAACTACCCTCTAAATGTTTAACCTCGGGCATCCTGTGAGGTCAATTTTCTTTATATTAGAATAAAAATGATATTATTTGAAAAGATAGTAACATAAACATAAATACACTAACTTGTACAACAGACATAATAGTTACTTGTCTCATTGGGTGTACTTCTACAATTTTTTCTATCCAATCTTCACTCGGAGAAAGATTAGCTGCTTGAAGTATTTTCTTTTCTGTTTCTTTTTTCATTTAACCAGCTAAAGGATTTTTATTTTCTTCTTTAAATATTTTAATATCAGTCTTAACACTTTCAATATCAGCTTTCATACCTGACACATCAGACTTAATAGCTTCAACTTTGTTAGACTGATTATCAATCTTAATTAAAATAGTTTCATCAATAGTTTTGTTCATGTAAGACACAGAAGTTTCTAATGCTTCTATTCTTTTTTGAATTTCAACTAAACCAATATTAGTTTCTTTAGCTTGTTTAGCTTTTGATTCTAAGTTCTCAATTCTATTAACATAGGTTGCACCGGTGTACCCAAAACCTGCAAGAGTTCCAATGATACCCATCAATGCAATAAACTGTGTTGTTTTATTTTGTAACCAATCCATAATGTCCTCCTATAATTTTGGTTGTAGTTCTTTTATTTTAGTTAGAGTTTCTAAACTTTGACCTGCCATTTGATAAAAACCTTCTATATTATCTGATAGCATGTTATTAGCGTATATATCTTTTGGTTCGTACCATATTTCTTGGTCTGGTAAAGTTATTAATCTATACTTATTAAAGTCAGGAACAAATCCCATGTAAGCTATAATAGTATTCTCTGACCCATACTCACCTGTTTCTTCTTGTTTAGATTCAAAATCATCTTGAGCATCTTGTAAGTTTTGAGCTATGATATTTGCTACAGTTTGTTCTGTTTCTGTAGCTGATGAATCTGTAGATACTGACACATCTATTTGAGTTTGTAAAGTTTGAGTAGATGTTGTATCAACTGCAACACTCATTGTTTCGACTGTTGCAACTGTTTCAGTTTCAACATTTGTAGAGCTTGTAATATTAGAACTCATTTCTAACACTTGATTATTTTGTGCAGTAGAAGATGCAAATTGTTCTGATATACTAGGTGAATTACTAATGCTTACACCACCAGAATTAGATGATGATACGCTAGAAGCTCCTGTCGTGCCACCTGTTGAATGTATAGAGTTTCCTGATGTCGTACCACTAACACTAGCTTGAGCTGTGTTTAGAGTAGAAGAGATAATGTTTAATGCCATTTCTCTACTTATTGAACTCTTACCTTCAGATGTTACTTCAGCAACAACTACTTCTTCCTCTTCTTGTACTTCTTCTTCTATAACTTCTTCCTCTTCTTCAATAAGTTCATCAATGAGTTCCTCTTCCGACTCCTCTGCATACGCAAGTTCTTCTTCAATAATTGTTTCTTCCTCAAACCAATCCTCCACTTCTTCAATAAATGTTTCTTGAAATACAAACTCTTCAATCATTAAATCTTCAACAGGTAAAAAAACTTCTTCGTCTCGTATAAATGGAAGAGGTTCTATAAATTCATCAAGTGGTTGTAGCTGTTCAAATATTATTTCTTCTACAAATATTAACTCAGGCTCTTCAAAAGTGTCATACTCAAATTCAAATACATACTCTTCAAATATTTCTGGTTCTTCAAAAGTGTCATACATGTCATACTCTTCTTGATAACCATAATCAAACTCTTCTTCAAAGTAAGCTACTGAATTTTCTTGTCTATAACCTTGACAAAATGGTGCGTATTGTGGGTCTAAATCACATTGAAGGTCATCATAGGCATCCCAATAGTAAGGACATGACTCAGAATATAACTGGTCTATATCACATTGTTGTGCTTGATATGCATCATCATAACCTGTACAACTTGTATCATTTAAAGGATTACTACAATCTATTGGTGAATAATATAAAGAACCACCACCTTCTAATTTATTATTTTTATCTGAGTTATTCCAGTCATAATTGTAGCAACTTGAAGTATTGGTAGTTCCTGTATTACATTCATCGTGGTAATAATAGGTGTATATTTCATTTGATTTACCTTGTTCACCAATTAAAACATCATGCTTAATAATATCTAACTCACCATATCTAAACTCATAAGAGTCATTGTTCCAAAGTATAACCTCAAAACTATTATCAGAGGATGAACGGTTATATTCTCGCATATCATACCAACCGAATACTGCTTTATCATCAAAATTTTTGGCTAACATTTTAGAGTTACCATCTCTAATAAGGTCAGTCCAAAATGGAAAAAGGGTATAATTATATTGTGGAAGTGGGTCAGGAGTATAATCACCACAGTAATTATTATAATTTACATTACCTGTACCTAACCCAAAGTGAAGACATCCGTTCGTAGCCATACGAGCAGATGTAAAAGATTCTCCATAGAAATCAAAAGTAAAATCTAAATTAAAAGCAGACGAAAGTTGGTCATCTCCAGAGTTTAGATTCGTTACATTAGATAGATTGGTAAGGTCTATTAAAGATTGATTGCCTTCATAGATATACTCACTAAAGACATTAAAACTTAATAGACACGCTACTGCGTAGCATAAAATTCTTTTTTGCATTGTCTTTTAGTTTTAGTTTTAGCTGTATAGGTTTTCTTTACTAACCCAACTACATCTTTATTTATGTTATCTCTGTTAGGATTTTTGTCATATGTACATTCTTTTATAAAAAGTTTTAATTGTTCTTTAGCATCAGGTCTTTTAGATTTATTTTCTGACCAAGCTTTAGCAGCTTCTTTACCTATCTTACCTTGATAAGGGCAAGGAGTACCAGCCATTTCCATAGCCTTAAATACTCTAGGGTCTTGACATAATATTGAAACTGAAGCTACTTTCATACCAGTATCATAAAGATACTTAGAAAGTTTTAATCGTTCACAGTTAGTATCAGTAACTGTTCTTCCTGTAGAGATACCAAATACTTGTCCTTGATAAGCACCAGAACGACCAACAGTACAAAGGTCTTGAGAGTAAGACATAATACTAGGTGCTATAGCAGAAGCAGGAGGTGCTTTACTTTTTATTTCTTGTCTAATTGTTTGTGTTGAGTTAGACTCATTAATATTTCTATTTGTATTATCAGATGTTGTATTGTTATTGTTGTTATTAGTATTATTAGTAGTAACATTAGAATCTGAAGTAGACTGATTAATATTTGTATTGTTATTAGTATTTGTATTATTAGTAGTAGAGTTAGTAGTATTATTTACATTTTGATTTACTGTAGAGTTTACAGTAGAGTTAGATGTAGATGTAGATGTGTTAACATTGTTATTATTATTGGTGTTAGTACTAGTAGATGTGGAAGTATTAGTATTGTTATTTGTATTAGTTGATGTATTAACATTAGTATTATTATTAGTATTTGTGTTAGTGTTAGTATTAGTGTTAGTATTTGTATTAGTGTTAGTATTAGTATTTGTATTTGTATTATTGTTAGTATTATTATTAGTGTTAGTATTTGTAGTAGTTGTATTATTAGTAGTAGTTAAATTATTATCTTCACAATACTGTGTACCAGCATCACAGTCATCTGCACTTGCAGCAAACGACATTCCCATTAAAATTAATATAATTATTGGTCCAAAAAAATTTCTATTTATTTCGCCTTTCGACATTATTTTATCTCCTTTTATTTATCTTTTGTATTGGAAGCTCCAAAATAAAAACTAATAACAGCACTAGCTAAACCACCAAGATAACCTAATACTAAGTTAATTAAAGCTTCGCTGTTTTGTTCTGGTGGTTGTAAAGTAACAAGAAAAATATACCCCATAAATCCACCAACAACAGCTATACCCATAATACGAGCTGTCCAGTCTTTACTAAATTTACTTCTAGCATCTTGACCATCAGATACTTCTAATTTAAATACATCAACATCAAGCTCTTTCATTTGAACTTCAAAAGCTTGTTCAGCTTTTTTAAGTTCTAACATTTGTTCAGGTGTTGCTTCTGCTATTCCTTTCTCTATAGCTTTTGGAGTATTAGGAACACCTAACACTTCTGATATCATGTTAGCTGCCATGCCTCCCATCGGTCCACCTAATGCAGTTCCTAATGTAGGTGCAACAGCTCCAACTATATTTTTTAATAATACTTTCATTTTATACTCCTAATACTATATCTTGTAATTCTTTACTTCTTCTACCCACTTGTCCAAACCAACGACTATCTTCCATTTGTTTAGCCATCTCTTTCCAGTTATGTTCTCTACAAGCTTTTAACATGTTACGAAACTTTGAAAGTCTTGTACCTCCTAGGTTAAAACACATATTAACTAACACTCTTTGTATAGGTTCTGGTAAGTTTTCAAAGTCTTCTTCGCTACCAAATACATGTATAGTTTCTTTGTAATGTTTTTCAAAGTCATCTTTATAATACATATCTACAACTTCTTGTGTAACAGGTGTTCCAACTTCCCAGTTATATTCAGGGTCACTAGGTTGGCAAAGGTGTCCAACTCCTAGAGTTTTATAACCTAAACTATCCATATAAATTTCTAACACTTCACCTTCGTGTCTTTTTATTTCAGCTTTGCAAAGTTCTATATTCATTTTATTACTATTCCTAAAAAACATTTAATTTAAACCAAGCTTATCTATTTGGTCAGAGTAAGGTAATCCCGTATTAGGGTCTTTTCTATCTGCAGGGTCTTCTTTAGTATTAGGAACATCAAATGTACCTGTTACTAATCCACCTGTAGCAAAACTTTTAACTCCTTCTTTTAGTATTCTTTTTTTCATTTCATCAGTAATTATTAAAGTATTAACTTTAAATAATTCATCTTTATTATAAGGAGGGTTGTTATCTAAAACTTCCATAGAATATGTATCAAAGTATTCAAAAGGTTCATCACTAATATTTTTAGGGTCTATCTTTAATAAATCACTCGAACTATTATATCTTTTTGCTAACTTATTTAAATATTTTCTAAACAGTTCGTTATATAAAAAATCTTTTGTTTCTTGACCTTGCCCACTATATCTTTGATTTATAATATCTGATTGAACTATAGATATAGCATCCATATCTTCTCTTACAGCTTGAAGTAATAATCTATCTATTATTCTTTTGTACCAATCTTCTGTTATTGGATTATCTACTACAAGATTACCTTCATCACCATATTTAATATTTATTTGCTTAACTGAGTTTATTAATCCATCAATATCTCTTTCTAAAGTTCTTAATTTATAAAAATCCGGAATTGCAGTTTTTTCATCAGTAATTTTTACAAACTTTCCATTTACAGACAAGTCACTATAACGAAGTAATGTATCTTTTTTAAGGTCTTCTAAAGTAATTTCTTCGGGTACATAGTTTCTTCTAAAGTTATCGTTGAACTCAGGATATTTTTTATAAAAGTCATCATAGTCAGAGACAGCAACTTCTTTCATTTTTCCAAACATTATTCCAAGTCGTTCAATATCTTCATCTATTTCTTTAGTTATGCTAAAAGTTTTACCATCTCTTTGTTTATTTAAATTACGCAAAACATTTATATCTACTTCTTCTGTTTTATTCCAGTCACTTATAAATTTATTTACTAATTCAATTTCTTTTTTAGTATAATCATTTGGTGATTTAGTAAAAACTTTGAACTCTGCTTCCAGTAACTCTCGTCCTCTAGGGTTTATTATCGACTCTTTACCAAACAACGGATTATCTACAGTATATGGTAAGTTTCTATTTTTTCTTAACTGTCCTAAAATTTTTCTTAATTCAAATCTTTTATCTAGTAAAGCTTGAAAAATTTTTTCACTTTGAAAATTAATTTCTGAAGCTAATTTTCTATTGTTAGCAGTATCTATTCCAAAATCAATAAGATTACTAATATAATCAGACTGTAGTTCTTCTACATTTAAAGTTTTTAATTTTTTAAATCCATCTATTAAGACTCTATCTTTAGTAACAGCATGTCCAAATTGTTTAAGTTCTTTTTCATTATCAAAATGCATCATTTTCATACGATTCATTTTAAGTTCTAAAGTTTTAGGACCTTGCACACTAAAAACAAAATTCCTATAATTATCTCCTCCGGGAGAGTTTTCATCTATAATATTTTTAAGTATAGCTGATGGTGCATAGTCAATACCTTGAGTATTATCTAGTACTCCTAGGTCTTCTAAAACTTGTTTCATTCTTATTTTAGCTTCTGTAGCATTAAAAGGCATTCCTCCATTAAGTTCTATTGCTCTATCAATCTCTGTTAAATTTGCCCAGTTATTTTTTTCTAGTTCCGGAAAATAAAGTCTGTAACCAATTTCTGAATTACCAAAAGCAAAAACTTCTCCTATATCACTAACAGGTATATCTTCTGTTAGTTCGCTATCTGATGTAATTTTTAAAGTTACTTTTTCGTAAGGCATAGCTTCATATAAATTTTTATCAGTTGGTAAAGTAATATCTTCATGTAAATTATATACTTCACTTTTTATTCTAAACTCTTCTCCAAAACCTCTAAGAAATACATCGTTAGGATAAAATTGAGTATCTTCTTTTTTTATTTTTTTAGATAACAAATCTCTTGATTCTTCATAACTTAATAATTTATTATCAAAATCTATTGATTCAAATGATTGAGGAGTAGGAGACTCATATCTTACATGAGGAATAATTTGTAATTTTGAATCTGATAAAGATTGTGCTATCTTTTTACCATTAAAGTCTTGATAATTTTTTATAAACTCTTCTACCTCTAAATACTCTAACTCTTTTTGTTTTATACCTCTAGCACTTCTTTGTTGTTTTAACCATTTTGCTAACTTATTACCAGTAACATCTTCTGGAGCATCTTCCATTAAAGTTTTAAGTGTAGGAGAATAATTACCATAGCTATCCATATAAACATCTTGTTTTGTTATAGGATTCCTTCCACTACCCATTTCATCACCTGCTCTAGAATATATAGTTTTAAGTGTGCCTTTTATTCCTCTACCTACTCTACCACCAATGTTAAATAGTTTTCTGTCTAAATTTATTTCTCTAAACAAAGGTTGTGTATCATCCATACCTGCTATAAAATCTGCACCTGACTGTATTCCACCACCTAATTTTTTATCTAAAGCTTTTGCTCCTTCTTCTAATGGAGTATAAGGTTCTCTAATACCTGTATATTCTTGCATTATATCTCCAACGACTCTATCAAAAACATTTTTAGTTCCTCTTAAAGGAGCTTTACGAGCTACTGTTTCAAAAAAACCTCTATCATAAAGTGTCATACCTATAACATCATTTAATATAGGTCCTCCTGTTCCTACACCAGCCACTAATGGATTTTGTCCATAAGCCATACCTTCAGTAGCTCTTAAAAGATATTCAACTGGACCAAGTAATCCTACACGCTGATAAGCTTTTAGAGTATCTCTCCAGTCACTTTCTTCTTCCATTCTTTTTCTTTCATCTTCATTAGCTCTCCAGTAGTTAGTAGCTTTTGCAACATTAGTAGATATAGCAATAAATGCAGCTAGTTTTGGAGCATTAACTGCTGTATCAGTTATAGTACTTCTAGCAAAATTTCTTAGTACTGTATTACCAAATACTGTAGGATATCTTAAAAACT